GTTTTACGTATTTCTCAAAACGATTTACGTAAACAACAAATCAATGGCTTTTATAGAGACATTGATTTGGGAGAACCGCCAGTACAACAAGATCAATTAAAAGAAAAAGAATTAGAATTAGAAGGTATTAGACAAACTGGAGCAGAAGATATGTACACAGTTTTAGAAATGCATGTCAATGTAGATTTAGAAGGTCATGAAGATGTTAATCCAGAAGATGGAGAACCAACTGGAATTAAATTACCTTATATTATTACAATTGATGAAGCTAATGGTAAAATTTTATCTATTAGAAGAAATTTTGGTCAAGCAGATCCTCTTAAAAAGAAAAAAGATTATTTTGTTCACTTTAAATTTTTACCAGGTCTTGGTTTTTATGGTTTAGGTTTAATTCACATGATTGGTGGATTATCTAGAACAGCTACAGTTGCTTTAAGACAATTATTAGATGCAGGAACTTTAGCAAACTTACCAGCTGGGTTTAAAACCAGAGGTGTAAGAATGAGAGATGATGCACAACCTTTACAACCTGGAGAATTTAGAGATGTGGATGTACCGGGTGGAAACATTAGAGATCAGTTTATGCAACTTCCGTTTAAAGGACCTGATGCAACATTATTACAATTAATGGGTATTGTTGTTCAAGGCGCTCAAAGATTTGCATCTATTGCAGATGCACAAGTGGGAGACATGAATCAACAGGCTGCAGTTGGAACAACTGTTGCATTGTTAGAAAGAGGTTCGAGAGTAATGTCAGCGATCCACAAAAGACTTTACGTTGGTCTAAAGTGTGAATTTAAATTATTAGCTGAAGTTTTTAAAACTTATTTACCTCCGGTTTATCCATATGATGTACCAGGAGCAAGCAGAGAAGTTAAAGTTCAAGATTTTGATGACAGAATAGATATTTTACCAGTTGCTGATCCAAATATTTATTCTCAAACACAAAGAATTTCTATGGCGCAAGCCCAATTACAATTAGCGCAATCCAATCCAAGAATGCATAATTTATATCAAGCATATAGATCTATGTATGACGCAATTGGAGTTAAAAATGTAAATGCAATTTTACCTCCACCAGCACCACCACAACCCATGGATCCAAGTTTAGAAAATTTGTTATCAATTAGTGGAAAACCATTCCAAGCTTTTCCCGGCCAAGACCATAAAGCACATATTGACGCTCATTTAGCGTTTATGTCTATCTCAATGGTTCAAAATAATCCGGCAGCAATGATGGCTTTACAAAAAAATATTTTAGAACACATTTCTTTAATGGCTCAAGAACAAATTCAGTTAGAATTTGTAGAAGAATTAAAAGAAATGCAAATGATTCAACAACAATTAGCACCAATGCAACAAAATCCACAGATGATGCAACAAAATCCAGCGGCTATGCAAGCAGGTCAACGTATTCAACAGATTACAAATTCAATAGAATCTAGAAAAGCTAAGTTAATTGCTGAAATGATGATGGATTATGCAAAAGAAGAAGACAAAATTAGTAGTGAAGTAGGTGGTGATCCATTATTAAAACTAAAATCTAGAGAATTAGACCTTAAAGCTAGAGCTGATCAAGACAAAAACGCTAATAATGAAGCAAGACTTGATTTAGACACTATGAGAGCTATGATGAATGACCAACAACACGATGAAAAGCTAGAACAGAACGAAGAACTAGCAGCTTTACGTGCAGGAGTCTCTATTGCCAAGCAAGAAATGGCAGATCAAAGTAAGAGACACGATTTCGGTAGAAATTTTAAAAAAAATTAGGTATAATTAACAATA